CGAAATTAATTCAGGGTGCGTTACTCGGCGTGGGTTAGCACAAAAGATATCGTTCGCGCGCACGAGAAATTTTAAAAAATAAAGCTGGTTTTCGGAGGTGATGAAAATGGCGAAAATGTCAAAAGAGAAGGTGCGAAATTCCCTGATGAAACAGTTGGCGCTAAAAGGTGCACAGGTTGAACACTACGAGGACTTAATCAATGACTATATGAGTTTTTGGGAAACTAAAAACGCACTTATACAGGATATTAAAACGCGTGGTGTAATGTATAAAGATGTTTCTTCTGTCGGCGTGGAAATGCAGAAAAACAATCCGTCAGTAAAAGAATTAGTCATGGTAAACCGTCAGATGTTGTCGATACTTAAAGAGCTGGGATTGAGTACCGACGACATAGGCGGTGGTGAAGATGAAGAAATGTAAATATCATCCGTATATTGATGATTACCTTGACGCTATCGAAACAGGAAAGGTTAAAGCCAACAGAAGGTTAAAGCAAATGGTTCCTTTGGTGAGAAGGCAGCTTGACGGCGAACATGTGTTCATAGACGGCGAGAAAATAGACAAAGCCGTTGAACTGATGGAAAAGTATTTTGATATAAAATTAATACCGTGGGAATTGTTTGTTGTTGCGTGTATTCATTGTTATAATTTGAAAGACGACACTGTGATATTTAGGACTATTTTTTTGGTGATAGCCAGAGGGAACGGCAAAAACAAGTTTTTGGCGGCGTTGGCGTGGTATTTATCTACGCATTACCACGGTGTCAAAGGTTACAACATTGACATTATCGCAAACAGCGAAGAACAGGCAAAAACATCTTTCAATGACATTTATGAGGTATTGGAAACTCATTGGGCAAAACTCAAAAAGTTTTTTTACAAGAACAAAGAAGAAATCATCAACCTTAAAACCAAATCAAAAATCAAATACAACACATCAAACGCCCGCACAAAAGACGGTAAGCGTTCAGCGTGTTTAATTTTTGATGAAATTCACGAATACGAAAACTCACGGTTGATTACGACCTTCACTTCCGGTTTTGGTAAGCGTAAACACAGCCGGATTTTTTACATTACTACCAACGGTTATGTTCGTGAGGGTGTTTTGGATAAACAGTTGGAAATAGCATACTCAATTCTTGACGGCGAAAACACCGAAATGAAAATGCTGCCTATTATTTATAAACTTGACGACGAAAGCGAATACGAAAATCCTGAAATGTGGGAAAAAGCAAATCCTTCGCTGCCTTATTTGCCTGATTTGCAAACAGAGATGAAGGAGCATTTTATTGAAACGAAGTATGACACTACACAAAAGATTGAGTTTTTAACAAAGCGGTGCAACTTACCGAAAACCGACAACGAAGAAGCTATTACAGACTATGAGAACATCAAAAGCACTAATAAACCTTTGCCGGACTTAACTGGTTGGAGTTGCAGTGTTGGAATTGACTATGCCGTAAGACGTGATTGGGCGGCGGTTAATCTGCATTTCAAGAAAGGTGACCAAAGATATGACATAAACAAAGCGTGGTATTGCACTCGTTCCCCTGAACTTAGCAGAATAAAGGCCCCGCTTGACGAGTGGGAGGAACAAGGGCATTTAATAGCGGTTGATGAACCCGATATTTCGCCCGAAATTATAGCGGACTATATCGCAGAGCAAGCCGCAAAATATGTGATTGTCGGAATATGGGCTGACGACCACAGATTAATAATACTCAAAAACGCTTTATCGGCTGTCGGTTTTGACGAGGAAAGTGGCATGGTACACAGAGTCACGCCAAAAATGATTATGAAGGTTGTCGGGCTTATAGACAGGTGTTTTTCTAAAGGCTTTTTCACTTGGGGCGATAACCCTGTATTGAGATGGGCTGCACGAAACACAAAACTTGAAAACAGAAAATCCAAAACAGGTGTTGATACAGGCAATTTCTATTATGCAAAAATCGAGGGCAAGAGTAGAAAAACGGACCCGTTCATGGCGTTAGTCCATTCTGTAATCGGTGAAGAATTGATACCTGAACACTATGAATATCCTGATTACGGAGTACAAATATATGATTGAGGCGAGGTGATAAGATGGGGTTGTTTGGTTGGCTAAAAGAATGGTTTAACAAAGACATACGCAGGGCTGATTGCGTAATATTCGGCGACCTTGCCGCGGAATTGAGTTACAGAAAATTAGCACTGCAAAGCGCAATCAGCTTGGTGGCGAATACGTTAGCAAAGTGTAAATTCAGGACGTACCAAAACTTCGAGGAATTGAAGGGCGAGGAGTTTTACCTATGGAACTATGAACCTAACAAAAATCAAAACGCATATGAGTTTATACATAAGGCTATCACAAAACTGTTGACGGATAACGAATGTTTAATCATAGAAGATGACAGCGGAAATTTGCACGTTGCTGATGATTTTACCATTGAACCCAACAGCTTATATGGCAATTCATTCAAAGGCGTTACAATTGAAGATTATACTTTTCAAAGGACATTCGACTATCGAGATGTTCTTTTTTTGCGCTTAAATTTCGTTGACAGCAAACCTATAATTGACGCCGCCTGCGACACTTTCGGGCAAATGATAGCATATGCACAAAAGAAATACAAGCAATCAAGGGGCATAAGAAGTATATTCCGAACTAAAGTGCAGGCAATGAATGATGAACGCTTTAAAGAAAGAGTGGAGGCGCTTATAAACGGCGACTTCAAAAAGTTTTTAGAAAGCGACAATGCAGTGCTGCCGTTGTTTGATGGTATGGAGTGGGAAGAACTCGGACAGAAAGTTTATTCCCGAGAAACAACACGAGATATAAAAGCAATGGCAGATGATATTTTTGACTTTACCGCAAGAGCGCTTCACATACCGCCCCCGCTATTAAAGGGTGATATGGTAAATACAGAAAACGCCGTTGATAACTTCTTGACGTTTTTTGTTCAGCCGTTAGCAGTTTTATTTCAAGAGGAAATCAATCGCAAGCGATATGGCAAAACAGCTGTTCAAAAAGGCAATTTCTTAAAAATCGACACAAGAGCAATTAAGTATGTTGATTTGTTAGGTTCGGCAGATGCCGCCGATAAATTATTCCGCATTGGTTATTCACTTAACGACATCAGGGTTTTGACGGGGGATGAGCCAATAAATGAAGAGTGGGCAAATGAACACTATGTTACCAAAAATTATGAGCCTGTGAAAGGGGGTGAGGGGAATGAGGAATAAATATTATTCTTTGGCGGTGCAGGACAGGGAAGCGTCTATAAACATTTACGGTGACATTACATCTTTTGAGTGGCTGGAAAGTGATGTATCAAGCTATACTTTGTCAAAAGAAATAGAAGGGTTAGACGTAGATGTTTTAAATGTTTTCATTAACTCTTACGGCGGCGAGGTTGCGGAGGGTTTGGCGATATATAACTCTCTCAAACGACACAAAGCAAAAGTTAAAACTTACTGTGATGGTTTCGCTTGTTCTATTGCGAGTGTTGTTTTTATGGCGGGTGATGAACGGTACATGAACGAATCGTCACTGCTGATGATACATAACGCTTGGACAAAGGTTGCAGGAGACGCTGACGAGTTAAGAAAACAAGCGGACGACCTCGAAAAAATCAACCAAGCGGCAATTAACGCCTATATGTCAAAAATCAACATCACAGAGGACAAGCTGAAGGATATGCTTGACGCTGAAACGTGGATATCCCCGCAAGAAGCGGTCGAGATGGGATTTGCGACATCTATCGTTGAAGATGCCAAAACCGATAATGTTGCGGCAAATGCACGGCAAGCACTATTTAACAAGGTTTTAAACTCCGCACCTAAAGCGGAGGTGAAAATAACAGACCTGCCCGAGCTTAAAACCGAGTTTGCAAAGATTGACGAGTTGATAGCAACCATCAAACAGGCTCAAGAGCCGCAAAATCCGCCGTTTGATGAACCAACAGAAGAACCGTCGAAAGAAAACATACCCAAAAAGCTATTTTCAAAACTATTTAATTAAAAAAAAGGAGTGTTAAATTTATGAAAAACAAAGATTTGATATTGGCGCAGAAAGCCGAAATTACAAACAGAATTAATCAGGCTTTAAAAGATGGCAACACGGAGGATTTTCAACAGGCATTTACCGAATACACAGAGATGTTACAAGAGGCCGTTATGGCAGAAGCAAGGGGCATGGTGCAAGATGTTGATAACCAGATACTTGCGGGGCGTGGCGTCAGAGTTTTGACATCAGAGGAAAAGAAATACTACGAAAAAGCAATTGAAGCCATGAGGTCTGAAAACCCTAAACAGGCACTAACCGGCTTTGGTGATGTTCTTCCCAAAACTGTTATAAATGCGGTTTTTGAGGACATAACCGAAACGCACCCGCTGTTAAGTGCAATCGACTTCAAAAACGCTGAAGCGTTAGTTGAATACCTGTATTCATCTATGGACGGCAGGTTTAAAGCGATATGGGGGCAACTTTGCGACGACGTCACAAAGGAATTGGGTGCAACCTTCCACAAAATTAACTTCGGTCAAAACAAACTTTCGGCGTTCATACCCGTTTGTAAAGCTATGCTTGATTTAGGTCCCGCATGGCTTGACAGGTACGTAAGGACCATTTTGTTTGAAGCTATCGCCAACGGTTTGGAAGATGGCGTTCTTAACGGTCGTGGCGTGGCAGAAGGAAACCCCGCGCAACCCATTTATGAGCCTATCGGTATGACAAGAGATTTGACAAACTTCAATGTAGCTACCGGTTATGCCGCAAAGGTTGCTATTCCTGTAGCGGACTTCTCACCCGACACATACGGCGGTTTAATTTCACAGTTGGCTGTCGGTCCTAACCTACTCAACAGGAACGTGACCGAAGTGTTGCTGATAGTTAACCCCGTGGACTATCTAACAAAGATATTCCCTGCTACCACTTATCAGACGCCGCAAGGTGGCTATGTAAAAGACATATTCCCCTTCCCGACTAAAGTTGTTCAGTCGGCTTATGTTGAACAGGGCAAGGCTGTGCTTGGTTTAAGCAAGCGTTATCTTGCTGTGCTTGGCACAGGTAAGGCAGGAAGGATTGAATATTCTGACGAGTACAAATTCCTTGAGGACGAAAGGGTATATCTTATAAAGCTGTACGGTACAGGCAGACCGCTTGACAACAACAGTTTCTTATATCTTGATATTTCAGGGCTTAAACCGCACTATCCTGTTGTTAGGGTTGCAGGCTATGTTGACGCAAGGCTTGACTCAATAGAGATACAAGACGCAAACGGCGACCCGATTAATGTTGGTGCATTTGACGCAAACGTTCACTACTACGAAGGCGCAGGAGATATGGAAGATGCGGTCCTTACGGTTACCCCTAAGAGCGACAATGCCACATTGACCGTAACCCACAACGGCGAAGCAGTATCACCGACGGAGGCAGGTTATGGGATTACGCTTGAAGAAGGACAAAACGTCATAGTCATTACTTGCGAATATGAAGGAATAACCGAGGCGTATGTAATAGTTGTTACATACACCCCGATAGCATAAGGTGATTGCTATGTTGGTGAGAGTTTTAAAGCCCTTTAAGGATAAGATTACAAAAGTAATCTATCAAAAAGGGCAGAAAATAGAGTTAACCAAAGAGCGGTACGAGGAATTATCCTCGTCCGCTTTAGGTTCTTTTGTGGAGGGTATCAGCGACACACCCGAACCCCAGAACAACAAGCAGACAGAACAGGCAGAAGAAAAAGAACCCGAAAAGCCTAAAAACACTAAAAAGTCAGGCAAAAAGAATAAAAAGAAGTAGGTGGCGTTATGCAGTCATCAACCTTACTGCAAGATGTTAAAAACTATCTAGACATCACGTGGGACGACCAAGCAACAGATTGCAAACTGGAAAAGATAATCGAACGAGGTATTGACTATCTCAACATGGTTGCAGGCAAAGAACTTGACTTCACGAAACAAGGGCTACATACTGCTTTGCTGATGGACTACTGTCGATATGTGCGTTCCAGTGCCCTCGAGGAATTTCAGAGAAATTTCAATTCGGAACTCAACACACTTTATTTGATAAGCGGTGATGATGATGAAGGAACAGAAGAACCAGACATTCAATGACGGAATTGTAAAAATCTACGGACTTAAAAATATCGCAGAAGAAGGCTTGCGCCCTGTCGTAAAGCCTTGTTTTAAAGAAGTTTTGCGATTTAGGGAGCGAACTGTCGGCATAACAAGGTACAACCTTAACTTGCAGAATAATGCGAAGATAGACCGATTATTAAGAGTGCAGACGCGCCGCAACATATCAACACAGGATATTGCGGTTGTCAACGGCGAGCAGTATGTCATTAAACAGGTTCAGTACATTGAAAACCTTGATGTAATGGACTTGTCGCTTGAAAGGATTGAGCAGGACTATGACCTTGATTGAGTTTAAAGATTTACTTGTCGAACTCGGCAGGAAAATCAATGTGCCTGTATATCATTACAGGGCACACAAACAGACGAACAAATACATAGTGTGGGCAGAAGATAGTCAAAGCACGTCCGACTGGGGCAATGATACAATGGTAAATCAGACCTTGGAAGGCACGATTGACTATTTCACCAAAACGGAATTTGACGAAAACATAATCGAAATTCAAAACGCTTTAAATAACGGTGATATATCTTGGAGGCTTAATTCTGTCCAATACGAAGACACGACTGGCTACACTCATTATGAGTGGGTGTTTGAGGGGGTGCGCTATGGCTAATATGACCATTAAAGGCTTGGACGAGTGGGGCGAAGCGCTTGCGAAAATGGGCGCTGACTCCACTCGTATTTGTAAAAACGCTGTTGCCAAAGGCGCAGGAATAGTGGCTGACGAAATAAGAAAACATCTTGAAGCCTTGCCGGAGGATAAATTCCGACGCCTTAAAGACGGCGAAAAATTTGTCGGAGTACCTAAAGAACAAAAAAAGGACTTGCTTGACTCTTTGGGAATAACCCCGATTGACACCGACCACAGAGGAAACATCAATGCCAAGGTTGGCTTTGACGGTTACGGTAGTTTTAAGACAACAAAATACCCTAAAGGCGTTCCAAACCCTTTGTTGGCGAGAGCGATTGAAAGCGGCTCATCCGTCAGACAAAAAACACCCTTTGTTCGTCCCGCTGTCAATAAAGTAAAAAAACGAGTAATTGAAGAAATGGGAAAAAGCGTAGAAAACGATTTGAAAAATTATAGTTTATAGGAGGTAATTATATGGCGCAGATAGGATTGAGATATCCCGTAGTTGCAAAACTTTCCGAAGTTGACGGTGTCGTCAGCTACGATAACGGTATGGATATTGAGGAGGCAAGAAACCTCGATGTTAATATTACCACAGAAGAATCATCTTTATGGGGTAGTGATAGACCAGTTGAAAGCGAAACTATATTTACAGGTGGCACAATCACATTTGAAGCAACAAGACTATTACCTGAAAAGAGAGCGTTTCTGTTAGGCAACAAAACGGTATCAGCAGGAATCCCCGGCAAGCCTGAAATTACGGAAATTGTATCGTCGGAAAATGATGTTGCGCCTTATGTTGGGTTTGGCTGCTATATGCCTGTTGCGCATTACGGTGGCAGGAAATGGCGTGCAGTTTGGTTGACAAAAGTAAAATTCAGAGAACCGAACATACAAGGACAAACCCGTGAAGAGGGCGCTACACAATATCGAACTCCAACCCTGGAAGGTGTTGTTGAGCGTGACATTACAGGCAAGTGGAAAAGAGAGATTACCGTTGACACCGAGGCTGACGCTAAAGCGTGGCTTAACGCTATCGCAGGGATTGGCGTACCTGCTGACAAAACAGCATTGAACAGTGCAATATCGGACGCATTGGAACTTGACCCCGAGGACTATACATCTGCTTCATGGGTTGAGTTTGCGAACGCTTTAGCACACGCTCAAGCAGTGGCGGCGGCTATAAACCCGACACAAGCACAAGTTGATGACGCCTTGGACGCTTTAACGGTTGCCGAAGGAAACTTGGTAGAAAGGAGTTGAACAGGGGCGTAAATCGCCCCTTTTCCCTATGAGAGAATTAAGACCTGACAAAAATATAATTTCTGTCGGCGGCAAAGAATATAACATCATTTTAACTTTGAGTGTGATGGAAAAACTGCAAAAACAGTATGAAAACCTTTCGGAAGTTTTTGGAAGGTTGGTAGATTTCAACGCAAGCGCTAAAGAACTTGCAGAAATAGCGGTTGTTTTCATTAATGATGATATAGAATGTCACAACGAGGATTTCCCGCACGATAAATGGCAGCCGATAACCGCAGAGTGGCTTTGCCGCAGGATTGCTTTAAACGACAAGGACGCCGAGGGCAAAATATTGATGGTCGATTTAACGTTGGCATTACTTAATGCGTTTAAGTTTTCAATGCCCGAGGGAGAGGAAGAAGCAGACCCAAACTAACCGACCACTTGGCGATTGATATTGCCGAGTGGTTCTATTTTGGAGTAAAAATTTTAAATCTTTCTGAGAAAGAAACGTGGCGGGCAACCCTTAAAAAGCTAAAATTATTACTTGATGTGCATTTTGAATTTGAAGGGGTTAAAAAGAAGCCCGGTTTTTATGACCCCTTCCCAGACGCAATTTAAGACGCAATTTAAATAATTTTCAACATTCTGCAATAAACACAAAATCACAATAAACAAAAAGACACTTTCAAATCGAAAGTGTCTTTTCTTATACCCATTTTTAAGGCAGGTGAGATTATGAACAGTATAGGGCCACGCATAGCGATTGCCGGGGAACGTGAATATAGACAAGCAATGCGTCAGTTAAGCATAGACACCAAACTTTTAACTTCGGAAACTCAAAAGATGGCTTCTGCGTTTGCAAGCAACGAAAAAAGCATGGAGGCTTTGAGGTCAAAATCTGCACAGTTAGAAGCCCAAATAAGCGGTTACAGCAAGATGGTAGATGCTGCAAGGCAGGGGTTAGAGAAAAGCCAAAAAAATACATCTGATTACGCTAAAGAGGTTGAAAATCTAAAAGGCAAACTTTCTGCGGCCCAAAGCGCTTTGGACGGGATGAAATCATCATCTAATGCTACCGAAAAAGAAATTGCAGAGCAAGAAAAAGCCATTGAAAAATTATCTAAAGAATTAAGCGAAGCAGAGAAAAACTACGAAAGAGCAAACACCACCACCAAACAATGGCAGACGGCGTTAAACAAAAACGAAGCGAGCCTGCAAGCCGCCCAAAAACAGCTTGAAGCAAACGAAAAAGCCATAAAAGATTATAGCAAAGCACAAATTGAAGCGGCTAAAAACAGCGAGGAACACAAAAAAGCGGCAGATAACCTTAAAAAGACATTAGACGCCGTAAAAATAGCGGTTGCGGCGATTACTACTGCAATTGTATTTTCGGGCAAGGCGGCAATGGACTATGAAAGTGCGTTTGCAGGAGTAATCAAGACGGTTGACGCTTCGAAAGAGGAATTGCAGGGGCTTTCGGATGGCATAAGAGAGATGGCAAAAGATATACCAGTTGCGGCTACAGATTTGGCGGCAATAGCCGAAAACGCAGGGCAATTAGGGATACAAACAGATAATATTTTGAGTTTTACAAGGACAATTGCTGATTTAGGTGCGGCGACGAACTTGGCGGGCGAAGAAGCGGCTCAAACATTGGCTAAATTTGCAAATATCACACAAATGCCGCAAGAGCAGTTTTCTAACCTTGGAAGCACAATAGTTGCTTTGGGTAATAGTTTCGCCACAACCGAAAAAGATATTGCCGCTATGTCAATGAGGTTAGCAGGCGCAGGAAAGCAAGCCGGAATGACAGAATCGGATATTTTAGCAATGGCTACTGCGTTATCCTCGGTTGGCATAGAAGCTGAAGCAGGCGGCAGTGCATTTTCAAAAGTATTTACAAATATGAATGTGGCGGTACAAACTAACGCCGAAAGTCTAAAAGACTACGCCCGAGTTGCTGGAATGACCGTTGAGCAGTTCAAAAGCACGTTTCAAAGCAATGCCGCCGAAGCTGTTATAAAATTTGTGGAAGGTTTAGGCAAGGCGGGCAAAGAAAGCGTTGTTGTTTTGGAACAAATGGGCTTAACGGAAGTCAGGATGCGTGATGCGCTGTTAAGGTCCGCAAGCGCAGGCGATACAATGCGCAGAGCGATAGAAACCGCTAATGTAGCTTGGCGAGAAAACACAGCGCTAACTAAAGAAGCACAGCAGCGCTACGAAACAACGGCGGGCCAATTGCAGATACTAAAAAACAACATTATTGATGCCGCTATACAAATCGGCGAAGGTTTACTTCCGCAGATTAAAGACCTATCACAGAGAATAAAAGACGCTGATTTACAACCGATAATCAGCGCATTTAAGTGGATAATCGACAATTCGAATGTTTTGCTTTCGGTAATCGCAGGCATAGGCGCTGGAATGGTGGCTTGGAATGTATCACAAACGATTTATTCTGTTGTCAAAGCTATTGAGGTTTGGAAGGGCGCTATGGACGCCGCCAAAGTATCACAATTAGGACTTAATGCGGCAATGGCGGCTAACCCGATAGGTTTGGTAGTTACTGTGTTAGCCACTCTAACAGCAGGCTTGTTGTCTTATAAACTAATGGCAGGGCAAGCTACAACTGCCGCCGAGGAGTTTCATAAAGAGGTAAAAGCTTTAGGTGAGGAAATCGACACACTCAAAGAAAAAGCAGATGATTTATCAACATCTTTTGATGTGCAAGCAGACGAGGCGAAATCATTAACAGATGAATTGTATGACCTCGAAGCGCAGTTGCAAAGCGGAACTTTGACCGAAGAAGAAGCAGAAAGAGCAAAAAACAGAATGTATGACATTATGCGTCAGTTAAGAAACATTGTACCTGAACTTGTGATTGAACTTGATACAGAAACAAACACATTAAGTCAGCAAAAAGGTACTGTCGAGGAACTTATCGACGCATATATAAGGTTGGCAAGAGCTAAAGCGGCAGAAAAGCTATTGGTAGAAGCCGAAGAAAAAATTTTGCGTGCAAAGACACAAAAAAGAGTGGCGGACGAAAGAAAGGCAGGAGCGCAATATAACGTTGACTATGCAACGAGAATGACAACCGTTGATAGGTGGCAAGTATCGCCCACTCGTGAGCGAGAATTAAAAGCTTTGTTAAAAACCGAATCGGAGGCTTTAGAAAAATATAGCAAAAGTGCCATCGAGGCATCTCAAAATGTTAGCAACCTTGAAAAAGAGGCGGAGGCACTTAAAAAAATAATCGAGGAAACAGGGATTGACCTTTCCGCATTAAGCGCTGCAACCAAAGAAACTCAAAAACTTGAACAACAATTAAATGATACAGGTAGCGCAGGGGTTGGCGCAGGGCGTTCCATTTCATCAGGTGCAAAAACAGCGTCAAAAGCAACTAAGGACGCCTCAAGGGAAATCGAGGACGAGTTTAACAAGCGCCTTAGAAATCTTAAATACAACCTTGACATGGGCTACGTCACCGAACAGCAATATTACGAAGGTTTAGAAGCGTTAAGAGATACATATTTCGCAGAAGGTACAGAGGAATGGCAGCGATATACTACCGAAATCTATAATTACCAAAAGCGCACCTTTGAAAACGTCAAAAAAGACATGGAAAGCCTTATCGGCGAAATATCTGGCAAGATGGAATCTGAACTGGACGAAGTCGCAAGGCTACAAGCTAACTTTGCAAACAAAATCAGAAGCTACACACCGTTATTTTCTACACAGACCATAACAATAAGGAATTGGGATAAAGGACAGCCATTGAGAATAGAAAACACGTCATTGTCGGATTTTAGGGCAACGTTACAGAAATTCGCACGATATACCGAACTGTTAAATCGAGTTAAAGACCGTGGCATATCAAGGGCAATGTTCAATGAAATTATGAATTTGTCTATTGATGACGGTATCAAGTTTATGGAATTACTGTTAAACACGCCCGAAGAAGAATACCAAGCCTACATCATGTCATACAACGCCGTGCAAGCTGTGGCTAAATCCTTGCCTGATTACATCTACCGAGATGAAATACAGACTATCGCCGACAAGTACACAGAAATATTTAAAAATGTATTTCAGGGTTTGGAAGGCGAATATTTCGGCGTTGGAAGTATGTATGCGCAGGCTATGGGCGAAGGGTTTATGTCGCAGTTCGCTAACGTGTTTGCAGCAATAAAAGCAGATGTTGAAAACAAAATGAAATCGCTGCAAGCGGGAATTAACTTTCAGCGTTACAGCGCACCGCAGGCGGTTGGCAATAGTCCTATCAATATAACATCTAATGTCAATGTTACAGGCGGCTCACCTAACACAGCAGTATCAAGGGCGATTGAGCGCACATTTAAGGTCCTTGGTTTAAAAGGGGTGTTTAAATGAGTTTCTTTGCGAGTTTTGAAAATAAACACGGCAAAATCGACATAGGCGGCGCAGGATATGTTATAAGGGTAACGGAAATTGACGGTTTAGAGCCTGTTGAAGCGCAGGCCCAACAACTAAAATTAATCGGCAAGCCTGGAATATCGACCGCAAGTTTACATCAAGAACCGAGGTATATTACAATTACAGGACGGGTTAAAGGCGACATAAACGAAACACGATACCACACACAGCTAATGGCTAAAGTCTTTGACAACATTACAGAGGGAGTTTTAAGCATTAACGTTTATGGGCGACTAAGGAAAATTGATTGTATTTCGGAAAGCCTTAGTTTTATTATCGTCAAAGAAAACCACGTCAATTTTGTTGTTACTCTAAGAGCGGATAACCCGTATTTTTATGAATGGTCAGAGCAGGTTTTCCCGCTATTTAAGATTGAGGATAACCTGTTTGACGGCATGGAATTTCCGAGGGAATTTTCGTATATGTATGCAGGCGGGAACGTGTTAAACGAAAGCGACGTTGATTTAGAGCCGTTAATCACCATAGAAGCAGGAGAGCCAGGCGACCCGCCTGTTTACGGGCTGATTATTACCAACATTACAACAGGGGCGACAATAGATTTAAAATACAACCCTGCAAAAGACGAGATAATCACAATAGACATTGAAAAACGAGTGATAACATCTAACTTTAACGGAATTATTACAAGGTATATCAATCCTTACACTACGGTGTTGAGTGATTTTGTTTTGAAGCCTGGGAACAACGAAATCACATTTGAAAATTTAAACGACACGCAACCGTTATTAGCAAACATCACATATAAAAACATATACGGGGAGGTGGTTTATTAAGTGGATATACATATTTACACGCCCGAATTTGAATTTTTGCACACTATTGTAAATCCTATTAGTGTTCGGTGGAATTTAAAATATGACGACGTTGGAACATTGGAAATCTACGTGGAACCTAACGACCCCGCAATACCTTATTTCGTTGAAAATGACGAATTAATAATAGTGCAGGGTAAATATTCGGCGTGGTGTAACGGGTCGGCAGATGACAACGGTCAATTTTTAATCAGCGGCAGGACATTAAACTGGCTGCTGAACACACGACAGGTTTTGCCGTTTGAGATGACCGACACAATCGAGGACGTTATAAGGTTAAAAATAGCAGAGCAGTTTATGACTATCGGCAAAAAGTTTGTTAATGGATTTATTCTTGATGACCCTGTGGACTTCACGGAGGAAATCACTTACAAGGTGGAGGGCGCACCAAAAAGCCTGTTTAATGTGGTGAAAGAACTATGCAAAATGGCTAATTTAGGATTTGAAATTCGATTTGATTATTTTGAGAATAAATATATTTTCAGCCTGTACCGAGGAATTGATATGTCAGCAAGTCAAAGCGATGTTCCGCCTATCATTTTGTCAGAGGTAAACAGAAATTTAACGCAAACACAGTATTTAAGCAACAATGAACAGTATGCGTCTTGTGGGTATATCCGTCAAGTTGACGAGGACACGCAAGAAGTCAGCTTTTCAGAAGTTATAAAAGATGACTTAACAGGTTTTTACCGCCGAGAAGTCGTTTTAAGCGCAGAAACCGAAGAAGATGGCGTTATAGAACTGTTTACCAAAAACAGAGTTGTTGAAATCGAAGGAAACATTGTCGGTGTGGAGTTTGACAAAGATTTCGGACTTGGCGATATAGTTACCCTGCAAAAGGTGGTTGGCGGCAAAACTATAACACAGGACAGACGTGTTAACGAAGTTATTATTAATCAAGAAGTCGGAAACTACACCGTAACGCCTGTTTTGGGGGAGGTGGAATAATGGGCTATACAGCGACATTTTTACATAATCAATCATACAGCGCGTTGGACATCAATAAAAGGTTAAGTTTGTATGTTACAAGCGGCGTGGCGGACCCGTTTGAAGATGGTGTGCCGTATAACGCAGGGAAGTTAAACGACCTTTCTAATCCGTTAGTTAATGCAGGGGTTGTGCCGTCAACGGATTTAGGTTGCAAGGTTACGATAAACACCACAGAAAAGACGGTTACTATTTTATCAGGTGTTTGTTTTTTTGACAGCGGAACAGCTATCGAGATTGACGCAAGCGGAGTTACATTGCCTTATACGGCAGGGCAAAAGAATTATGTCTATGTTAAGTCTGATTTGGTTGCAAACAAAGTTGAACCTTACTGCACGACAGATGAACCGACGGGAGATTATGTTTTGTTGGCGGAAGTGTCAGAAAGTGAAACGCTAACCGACAAGAGGATATATGCAAGAGGTAAGCTGCCGGGGTATGAAAGTTATTTCAACCACAGCGCAAAAAAGACCATAACAGAAACGCTGCCCTACGGAAATACGTCAAAAAGTTATGATTTTGAAGGTAACATATTTGAAAATTTTGCGTTTGTTTCTTGGAATGTTTCTGGCGGTAAGGGTGTCGGCATTTACTCAAACGGTAATTACTGGACGGTTTGGAATAGTTCGTATAGTCAAGATGATGATGGTCATTTTACAGACAGAATTTTATTGGATTACATTGATCGGCTTTATGAAGTGTCTTTGAAAGTCCGCATTGAAGACGGAGTTGTTTGGTTTGATTATACAAATCGTCATTCAAGCGGTTATACTATAACCTTTGACGTTTACGCATTTTAAGGGGTGATGATATGCAAAAAGAAATATTTATAAAATCAAGCGACAGTTTTATAAACGCTCCGCAAATAACACTAGTTCCTAATGACGTACACGCTTATAAACTTGTCTTAAACACGCCATATGACCTCACCGACGCAACGTTTAAAGTAACCGCAAAACGTGCGGACGGCGCGATAATTGAGGGTGTAGGAACGTGCGCAGGCAATACGGCTTATTATACGCTTGCTAACAACATGTATTCGCAGGGAAAACAGGTGCTTTTAAGACTTACACTTATAAGTGCAATTGGTGAGAAACTAACCGAAAAGCAACTTAAACTTGATATTGCTGATAGTTGGGGCGAGGCTGACATATCAGGTGATGACAGAATACCTGCCCTTGACGCATTGATTATCAACATAACGGATTTAGTCAGCCAAGCCAACACCGCCATAAATGACCTATACAACGCCGAAAACGAGTTGATAGAGCATATAGAGGACGAAGAAATCCATGTAACCCCCGAGGACAAAACCGAATGGGATAAAATAAGCGAAGTGTATAAGGGTGAGGTAGATATATCCGATATAGACACTGCTTTTGAAGAAGGTTTGTATAAAGTTGTTTCGGGTAGCTTGGTTTCGTATGGCGGTTGGTTGTGGGTTAATATTACTCGTCAGCTTGATGTATTGAGGTTTTGCCGGCAGTTAATTTTTTACCCATTATATAATACTTTGCGACAAAGAGTGTGGGATAGTCAAGGTGGCGAAAATGGCGAGGGCGCTTGGTCTGCATGGGAAAACCACGCTTATACATCTGACCTACTTCCAATTCTACAAGATATAGTAGAGTTGCAAGAAGAAAAACTAAACAAAGCCGAGGCACATCAAACCTTCGCAAATGCCATAATCGGCACGGCAAGCGGCGAGACCGTAACATTATCAGATGTGCAACCTTGTACAAATGCACGAAGTCTTAAAATATTGGGCGAAACAACGGAAATAGGTGAAGGTGAAAAAAGTCCTGATAACCCTTATGAGTTAGTGGGTGTTGAAAATCCTGTTGTGGCGGTACATGGAAAAAACTTATGGCAAAATAACGGAAATTTACCGAAAACAACAGGCGGTGTTACGGTAAGCTATGACAGCGAAAGTGATGAGTATATTTTACACGGCACATCAAGTAGTGCCTCATTGAATATTTACATAATGCCTACCAGTTCGCCCATATTGACTTTCCGCAAAGATACTCAAGTTACTTTAAAAATAACCCGTGTAAGTGGTACAAATAGCGGAAACATCAGAGCTATCATAGCCAAATCAGATTTCACAGGCGCAGTGGGTGCAATCTTGTCCAGCAGTGGAGGCACGGCTCAAAATACCGCCACCGTGACCGCGGGAACGCAAATAAATAGAATGTATTTTTATATTGATGCTTCAGGCACGGTTTTAAATAATTTAAGGTTAAAAATTCAATTAGAAATAGGCTCTACTCCCACGGCGTTTGAACCCTTCCAAGGCTATGACGAATATCCCATAACAACACCGCCGTTATATAGTCTGCCTGATGGTACGAAAGATACATTTGACATTGTGAGCGGAAACATGTTAAGGTCATTAGGTTTCGATAAATTCAGCGGTTCTGAAAATTGGACGGTTAATATAGCTTATCAAAATCAAGTTGAAACAATTGTGTTTAGTTTGCCACTACCAACAGCTAAACCAGGGTGGACTATACAAACAGGTGTTATGAGTTGTTTTAATTGGCGAAATAACAACCAAATATATTACGAAGATACAGAAGGATTTAATATTACGAGTTCGCCAAATCTTATAATTAGGGTTAATAGGTCACGCTTAGCAACAGAAAACGCCGCAGGCTTTAAGTCATGGCTTGCCGCACAAAACACAGCAGGAACACCTGTAATGGCATTATATCAACTTGCAACTCCGACCACATCACAGCTTGCACCGATTACAATCCCTCTATACTCACCAACAAGCACAATCAGCACAGACCAAGGTAGCTTAGAGGTTGAGTATAACAGGGATATAAACACCGCTTTATCGGAAAGCGGTTTAGACCCTGCCGATTTTGTGCCGAGGGTTAATCAGGCAAACAGAGTATATATCACAAACGC